CCATCTGGCTTACTCTTAGCAACAGCTTGCTGTAACTTCAAGTGTGTAAGCTGCAATTGATCAGCAAAGCCAATGATACCAGATACCAAAGACTTAGGAATCATATTACGCATATTAACAGCTACAATGCTGTACGATAAGCGTGCTCTAGAGATATCGTGGATGTTCTTAGGAATATTAGCCTTACGCTCGTAGTTAAAGATGTGGTCACTTCCAATAATGTAGATACCACCGTAAAGCGTAGTGTTATTCATATATACCGGGTCACGATCGTAAATAGAATTCTTAGGAGCTTCATACTTCTCTCCTTTAAAATAGAATCCCATATTACCAAAGCGAGACATCTTGTTCTCATAGATCATAGAATCTACAGATAAGAACTCAAAGTCTAAAACCTCAACGGTATACTCATCGTATCCGTACTTGTATTTATTTAGCTGTTTGTCGTAGTACTTCTCAGTAAAACGGTCTGCACTATTGCTATGCTTATTCATAACGTTTTGTGCCATATCAGCGTACTCCTTCTCTGTGAATTGATCACCAGCCAAACGCTTGAGCTCCATGATGCTTAGTCGCTTGATGTGACCTGCATACACTACGTCAGAGAATGTAGGGTCATCGGTGTAGCTGTGGATGAACATCGCTGGATCAACATACTCCTCATTGATTCCGTAGTTAGGATCGTTGGAGCGCTTAGCTACAGCCATACCACAAGCAGCAAGGTCCTCAACACAACGTCTGTAGATGCGCTCGTCAAAGTCGTTCCAGCTTAGTGTAAGCTGTGTAGCGATCTGACCTGCAATCTCTGCATCCGTCTTTATGTTTGTTTCTAGGAAGATTTCAGCTTCTTCAGGAGTCTCTGGCAATTGGTCAGGGTCAATCTCTACCTGTAGACCGGATTGCTTTGCTTCCTGGATCATCTCTTTCTTTTCAATGCGTAGTGCAACCTTTTTCTTTTTAAGGTCCTTCTCGCTTTGAGATAGAGGATCAATAGCTTCAATTTGTGGGTAGCGATATGATGATATAATCTTGTTGACTACAATCTTTACAAACTTGGGAACGATAGGTACTGGAGTCCAGTCAATAGACAGCAATGAACCGTCATCATTGTTTGGATCTAAGCTGTTAAGTATCTGTTTGTAGATGCGAGTATCTTGCGTCCCATTTGCGTACATACGAGACTGTTCAAACTCTTTGTACCGCTTCTGGTACAGGCTGCCTTCAGTGTCTAGACCGCCCCACTGGTTCATGATTGCTTTAGCGTACTCTAATCCATATTCTTTTGCAGACTTTTCTGAGCTGTCAGCTAATGGATTAGGGAAGCCTCCTTTTTTACTTATATTCATCTTTTCGCTGAATCTTGATCAACTACAAAGATAGATAATATATTAACGTTGTATCGGCTTGATTTTGCGGAAGAACTTTTTACTCTCCTGCTTTTTCTTAACTTCTTTTTTTATAGATTTCTGTGCAGCCAAAAGTGCAAGACCTGAACTGATCGTAAGGTCATACTTTGTACGGTCGTCAATCTTGAAATTAATCCAATCTTCTAGCGTACGATCAAAGTACATCTTACCACCGTATCCCTCTTCATCTGTACCTACGTGCTCATGAATATATGCCTCAATAGACTGGGCATGAGTTTGTATAATATCTTGGGAGTTAGAAGGTATACCCTTTGTCTTTGTTGAACTGCGTGAAGTGTTGAGGTGATCAGGTCTATCCATTAGATATCCGTCATACCCTCTGTTCTCAAAGTATCTGGCAATGCCGTACTTGTTGTTCTCTATTAATATTAGATACCCATAAAAAACAGCAGCCATTAAAACATCCTCGTAAAATATACGGGCAAGTGGTGGACGTGAGGCGTATTCCAATACAAACATATTGGACGGATGCTCCATATTTATTTTGTTGTATAGGTGTAGCGCACCCTTAGATCCACGACCATCAACAGTAGAGTCAAGGTCATAGCTATCCACGCCACCTACGCCTAGCCATGCATTACCAGGATATCTTTTACCATTCCTGCTTTCCGCTTTATTTCGTATTTCATCTGGTGGCATCCATGATACTCTAAACCTACCATTAGGGTCCGGTCTAAACAACACCTTTGTATCTTGAACTCCATTCTCCCAGACAAAGTTTCCTTGAACCACAGGATTGGGGAACAGCTCCATATTGTGCTCCAGCTGCTCGTAGATCTTAGCGATATTAAACGTAGATGCTTTTGTAGAATCACGGAACGCTTCCTCCATTGTAAATGGGAACTGACGTATAACCTCATTGAGTTCATAGCTGTCATTAGATAATGCCTTACGCTCATTCTTTAAGAACGTCTTAGCACCTATCTCAATCATCTCACCATCAACACCTAGAACTGGCTCTTCAGGATCTTCAATTACAGGGTTGCCATATCTATCAAAGAATCCCTCTAGCGCTTCGTATGCTGGTATAAATATTTTATACAGACCTGTCTTAGTACGTCCGTTGTCATTCCGATCACTAGGGTCGGAGCTGTAGACCATCTTCTTAAAGTTAGAACCACCTTTATCCAGTGGGTTAACCGTAGAGCCTACCATAGCCTTACCGATAATCTTACGACCTACAAGCAAACAGGTACGGTGGATACGCCAGATCTCTGTGATGTCTTCAGGCTTTTCAATCTTACCAGCCTCATCAAGAAACAGCAAATGCAGCTTCTCACCATCGTATGCGTTAGACGTAGTATTCTTCCAGTTGATGATGGTATCTAGTGCCTCGTTTCTGTTTGTTGTCTTGTTGTTCTTGGTAATACGTTTAGAAGGCTCACGGAATGCCAGCTCTGTACGTGGGTTGGTAGTACCGTCCTGAATAGGTTTAAAGAAGAATGGATAGTTCCGGTATATCGGCATAATCTTCTTCATGAACACGTTTTCCTGCGCATCCTTACCAGTCTTAGATATAATACCTAGTAGCTTGTCTTTTACTTGCGTTCCTTCATCCGCTATGTTTCCAGAACACATCTGCGTATATCCAGAACGTCTACACTTAACGTATACTTGACCCATTGATCGTGGGTCCGATTCACAAGCAACAAAGTGGCGAGACAACCTGTTCTGAAACTCCAGGTAGCTTGGGTATCCAATGTCAATATTGGACCACTGCAAGAACATATAGTGGTGACCAGTAATGTATGTTGGAACACCGTTATTCATGAACCACACACCTTCACGCCTGCGTTGAAACTCTCGCTGTATGTATGCTGTGTACTTCTCTTTAAATTGCTTTGGCATATCGTGCCACTCATCCATGGATCTAACTTTAATTAGTTCCTTTGGTGGCTCTATCCTGCGCCAATACTGGTCTTCCTTAGGTAGATTACTAAACAGTATATCTGTCTCATTTGGGACCTCAGGGAGCTGGATGTAAAGTCCAGAGATCTCAATGACCTCACCCTGAGTTCCTTTTGGACAGATGTTTACCACCTGTTCTTCTATACCTTCTATATTGACCAGTCCAGCCATTTAATTATCTATTGTTTAGCAAACTTCTCGCTGAACCCAGAAGAAAAGTCTACGTCATCTTTTATCTGACCTGTTTTCTTCAACTCCTTGAGCATCTGCTCTAGCTTTTGATATTCTGTTATTAGATCCTTAGCGTCTATTGCTGACTGCTTAATACTTTGCAGCTCCGATCTACGCTGGCTACCGCTTAGCTCTTTGTCTACAGGCTTCTTGATTTCTTCTGTGATATTCTCTATAGCTATAGACATAGCGTGCAGCAGCTCTTCTCCAGCTTTTACACTGTCAAATACTTTCCTGCGTCCCATTAGAATCCTGTTGCGTAGATGTGATCCATGTGCGTACGGTAAACCTCCTGACCATCAATTTCCATTCTGTAGTCAGCATTCTTCATGATCATTACTTTATCACCTTTCTTGAGCCCTAGCTCTCTAACAGCAGGTGAATCGTACAGCACATATCCAAACTGGTTGTACTCAGGCTTTTTAAGCTCAAGGATGATCCCTGTATCTGTTACCTCCTCGTCTTTTTGCTCTTCTGGCTTTAAGAATATCCACTCACTAAGCAGGTGTACCTCACCAGTGTCTTTACACTTGTAGGCATAGGCTTGTGTTCTGTGGCTGTTGTTTGGATCGTAAGCTACTCGGTATAGGTTCTCATCAACTTCTTGACCTTTACCGTTACCAGCAATTACTACGTGATGGTGAAAGTAGATAGTGTCTCCTACCTTTACAGGAGTATCATACTTTAATGGAGTGGCGTACACCTCAGCTTCCATCTTACGGTTGTTAAACTCGTCCCACTTAGGGTCTAGATGGAGTGTAGTATCACCAACTTTTACCTCGTCATTAAATGCCTTAGGCATATAGACCAGGAAATCATAGAGTGACTTCATATGTATTTAATTTAATTATTCAAAGTCGCAGTCATACTCAATGAGTACAGGCATATCTGTAACAGACTTCCAAAGCATAATACCATCAGATGGGTGTGCTATGTATATTAAATACCTAGCCTTGTTGTACTGATGTGCGTACTTGTCGTCAAATATAATAGTGTCTACTACAGATTCTCCAGCTCGCTGACCTACGTAGTAAGCCATAGCTTTTAAAGGGTTTACCCCTATTACGATTTTACGTATCATGTCAAATTAATTTACCGATCCATCACCGCCCATTTTCTTGAGCCAATAGTCTATGGTGCCTGGATCTTCTTCTCTTTTATTCTTTTTTTCTTGCTCTTCTTTGAGTAAGGTTTGGTGTGCTTCAACGCAGTATGACAATAGCTCATCAAGCTCTTCATCATCAGCACATTCTATTGACGACAGCAGGTGCATACTGGTACGCTCTTCGCCTTCATCATCAATATAGGAATCTTCCATATTCAAAAAACCAACAGCAAGACAGCTAACAAAGGAGTTTTCTACTCCATATTTTTTTACTGTTTCATTGATTGCAATGAACAGCTCTTGAATTTCTAGTAGACAGTCTTTTTGCTCATTAGTCATATTAAAGTATGTTTCCTA